CGACTAAAGACTCATCTATAGGCATTGTTTTATACGTTATATGTATCTTCCACGTAAGCCGTAGCTACACCTGGAAGCATTGTATTGAGTTGCATAAAGGGTGATTGTTCTCCAACTACTTGGGTGTGTTCTTCTTCTAAGGTTGGATCTATATTTACTAAAGCTATTTCCCAACCTGCTGTTTGGTTATTACGTTCTGCTCTACTTCTAGCATCTGATACTAAACTTTCTGCATCTTCATATGATGTAGCTTCTAATGAACTAGTCATATCTTCTCCACTATTTAATGCTCTTATAGTACGAGAAGGTGACGGTTTATTTAATAGTAGATCTTGAGTTTCTGGTTGTAATTCACGTTCTGGAATAGGTTTAACCTCACTTGGTTTTATTGTACCAGTAGCTGCTAACCTAGTTTGCATTAACTCATATGGTGTTAGGTTAATAAATGGGAACATTCTATAGTATTCTGGAATACCACCTTTACCAGTATTAACATATTTCAAAGCTGCCATTAATTCAGCTTGTTCACCAGGCCATAAACTTTCACTATTAATAACAGAGTTATCTTTTATGATAGCATTTCTAGCTGAGTTAATATTATTAGCTCTATCTTCATTACGTGAGTACACAGGTCTAACATCAAATGAACCATCATCTATCTTAGCTTGTGTTTTTTGTTGAGCTAAACCTATAGCAGTTTCATGAGATTGACCTAGTGATCTTTCATGTCTATATACACCAGTAAAGTGATCGGTAGCCTGATCTATAATAGAACTATACATAGGATTAGAAGTAGTCTTATCTGCATTCTCATCCCATAATCTTTCGAGAGTTAAACTCTTAATAAATCTATCTCTTCTAGTTGTATCAGTTGAAGACATACCACCTGCATTTACTTTCTGCATCCAAGTAGATTTAGTAGCTGCATCTGATATACCATCTAGATCTTCTTCACGTATCTCTTCACCATTAACCCATCTCTTTTGTAATTCAAAGACAATATCAGCATCATCTATATCTGATTTACTCCAGTAGTTTGCTAGGTCTGGATGAGTTTCTCCAAACTGTGCTCTATATTTTTGATTAGCTTCTTGTATTTCTTCTTCAGTAGGAGGTTCATCTCTACTTCTCCATTCAGCTAATATAGGTTGAGCAACATTCTCTTGTTCTACTTTTAGTGCATCTTCAGCTTCTTTTACTTTATCTTCCCTAGCTTTATTAATAGCTTTTCTAATAGGACGAGAGAATTGAGGTAAATATTCTTCAACTGATCTAGGCTTACCTCCATCATTAGGAGTTAGTGCATACCCTAAAGCTCTTTCAGCATCATCAGGATCTATATCACCACTCTCTAGCCCACTAAGTATAAAACCTTTTAATTCTTCTTTAGCTAAGAAATAACCTTTATCTGAAAGACCAGATGATGCAGCATGGTATCCATTAAAAACTTGTAAATAGTTTTCTATAGCAGCACCACCTTCTAGATTAAATGAATCATAGAATTCATTCTGTCTTCTTGCTGTTTGTTGTGCTTGTTCAGCTTTAATAGATTCAGCTTGTGCTTTAACCAAACGTCCTTCATGCTGTTTTAACATTGGATGAAGTAGATACTTATCCATTAAACGCTGGTTTAAACCTTTGTTTTGTAACTGTGCTATGAAGACTTCATCTATTTCTTTAGATATAGTTGATCTTTCTAAAGCTGTTAATCCACCTGGTTGATTCCATGTTTTCCAAACTCCAGGTTCTACTTCAACTTGTAATGTATCTTTAGCTTTTTCAAACCATTCACCAGACTGACCTAGAACTAGAGCATACATTTCTTTCTCTTGTGCTCTATTAAAATCAGTTGATTTCAACATATCAGATAGACCTGGATCAACCTTTTCTATTTCACCAGCTGCTGTATAATTAATTCTTTTTTGTTCATCTAGTTCAGCTTCAACTTCTGAAGTCTGTAACTCGTCTTTATACCTATGTTGATATTTATCTGGGTTATAGTAGTTATCTAGTGCAGCTTTAGCATCAGCTTTATCTCTAGCCCATTTAGCAAACTCTATACCTTTTGTTGTAAAGGCTGCTAGTTCTTTCCAACCTTTACTATTAGCTTTGATGGAATCATTATGCATCCTGATAAGTTGGTTGAAGTGCTCATCTACCAGCTTTACATTCCTATCTATCTGCTTATTAGTAGCTTCAGTCATATCGACTTCAGTTTGCAGATAGTTTGTTTTACTAGTGTCTATGCCTAGCGAGGGATTAAATGAATTTGTCATCAGTAGTTATAATTATTGATAGTTGTCGGTCCCGCTTGTGTAGGATTCATAGCACTAAATGTACCAGTAGCAAATGATACAGCACTGAGTACAGGTTGTATTCTTTCCCATGGACTCTGTTGACGTTCAAACACAGCTGGTCCATACTGACCTGGCAATCCTAGCTTCTGTCTATTTGCAGCTACTTTATTCTGATATTCTCTATCTATACCTTGCATAGCTAATGCACTTTCTTTACCTAGTACATTACCAATCTTATTTTCAATTTGTGACGTCTTAGCTAATAATGCTAAGTAATCATTTCTACCAGCAGTACGGGATCTTCCACCTTCAGCTGCTTTAACAGTAGAATCAGAGATATAATATTTCTTCTCTTCTTCTTGTTGAAGTTGTCTTCCCTTACCAATAATATCTAACTTTTTAGTATAGATATCTGATCTACGTCTAGATAAGCCAATAACATTTCTGTTTTGACCCATCTTCCAACTGGCTTCTTTACCACGAAACTTATTTTCTTCAGCTCGGAAGCGGTAATCTCTTTTATGTTTTTCTAATTTAGCTGTATGCTTATGAGGATTTGTACACACGACAGAACTCTATAAAGGACAAGTTGTTAGGTCCATACTTAATTTCTCTTAAGAATTTAAAACCTAAAAATTTGAGTAGTTTTAGATGGACAGTGTTTCGTTTATCAACGATGTTCCATAATAGCGGTTCGGTTCTACTCTCAACGAATCGCTTTGCTTCTCTTGCGAAGGTAACAGGATAGTCATGGATGGCAGGTGTACATAACATCCATATAGCTCCATCAGGTCCGACTCCGGCCATACCAGCAGTCTTGCCGTTAGGCACCTCGAACCACACCCCTAAGCCTTCGTGTACGCACAAAGTTAGGTGTTCGATAGGATCTAGCCCGTGACCTTCTTCGATCTCTCTACGGTCTTCTGGACGTAAATTAAAGGCTACCTTCAAGGCAGCCTCAATTGTTAGTGGGTGAATGTATTTAGACACGTTTATAGTTTCTAGTTGAATAATCTCCTTCCCATGATAGTGCATATAGGGTGGCAGGAGCTGGGTGTGTTGATTTTAATTCTAATGTTAGATTCTTATTAGATTCATATACAGGTACTGTTTGTACATGATCTGGTAAATATGGTGCATCAGATACCTCATAATCATCAAGAAAAGCAGATTCATAAACTTCTGTATAATCTAATTTACCTACTCTCTTTAAGGTAGTCTCATATAAACCTGACTTACCAAAGTTTAATTTTATTCTATGTATAATTAATGATGAGTTAACATCAGATTTAGCTTGATTACCTTGTTGTTGAGTAGCATAAAATTTAGGGAACTTTACAGAATAATCATATAAGTAACCTATATAGAATGTACCAGTAGACCAATCTCCAGGTACTGTGAAATCATCTGTATTAACAACAGTACACTCAGCATACCTACCTACTCTTGTAGATGCAGGATCTATATCTATTAATACTAATGCACCATTAGGTGAGGTTACTTGATCTATCCAGTCAGACTGGTTAGCAAATGTAGTTAGTTTAGTAGTAGCATTATAAGATCCACTACCTACAGTAGTCCAATTATCTAAATGTATAAGATAATTAATATCATCTTGATCAAGACTAGGGTCTGTACTTTGCTGTACTATATTAATTTTTTGTAGGAACTTATCTGTATCCAAAAAGAAATACTCATCATCTATAATGAAGTGGTATCTAATTGGTTTATTTAATTTCCATTTAAACCATGAAGTTTGTATTCTACCTTCCCCCTGATTTATATATTTATATCCTATTACCTGATCTGAGTCTAGTTTACCAAATAATACTAAACCATTCTCTCTAGAGTTAGCTAATAAATTTAACTCTTTTCTTAAAAGTGTAGGTACCACTTCACTAGTATTGACAACAACAGGTTCTACTTCTCTTTGTACACTTGTCATTTCATTGAAACGACTATACTTACCTGAGTTATCTAAATAGCCTACAGTAGTCCCTAAAGATATAGGAGGTACATCTTTATTATAATTATAAGTTGATATACTTCTAAGTTTAGCTGTATCAGGATTTAATATTTCTGCATCAGAAGATAACAAGAATTGTTGATTAGTACTGAATACTGCTAATCCAGCAGCTACTTCTATACCATCAAATAAAGCAGATGGGAATGAAGAGCTACAAGATATATCTATAGGATCTACAGCACTAACAGCTATAGCAGTTTTAGCAAAGAAAGAAGGTATCGTCAGTTCTCCAGGTCTAGATAGTATTACATTTTCACCTGATAAAAAAGCTAATCTATTACGAAAGAATAATACTTTATTTATCTTTTGTCCTACAAAAGTAGGCATATCATTAGTAGTACTGTCTCCTACTTCACGATCTCCCCAAGTATATTTTTTCACTAAAAAAGCACCGTCTGCTTGACGCTGTAATACATGAGGCATACTGGTTGCATCTAAGCTCTTTACTATACCTGGAGCTGCGCATTCTACCCAAGAACCTGGACCATCACGACCATCATTACCTTCAAACTTCAAATAGTAATCATCAGCATTTGAGTCACTAGAGTTAGCTACTTTAACTATATAACCATTTCTACATTGTACAGGTAAATCAGCAATATTATTTACAGAATCATGCATGACTCTCATTAAGTCTGGATCCTGTATTTGTATACTAAAAGGACTAGTGGAATGTAGATATAAACCATTACCTATGACTACGGTGCTAATTGTAGTACCTGCTAATTCTTGTCTAATACCAGCTAGTATAGTATCAGCAGTTACAGCTGTTTCTGCATCAAATGGTGTAGGTGCAGGTCGAACAGCTTTTATATTAGCTGTATGTGATATATCTTCATGGTCTAATACTTGTATAGTATATTGAGCCTTAGTAGTACTATCGCCAGCAGCTCCTCCCCCTTTAGCCTGAGTTAACATAACTGTAGTCTCATCTCCAGTTTCCCAATCTTCTCCACCATGTAATAAAGTTACACTTCTATTATAGGAGCAAGAATAAATACTAGATGGTTGTTGAGGATCAGATCCATCATCTTTATCTATTAACTGACCTTGTTGACCTAAAACTGTAATACGGAATATAAGATTCTTTCTACTTCCTACAGTTTGACTGAATACTTGAGTACCTATACCAGGACATGTACCTGTATTCTGACCTTCAGCTAAAGTATCAGATTTTATTTTTAGTCTAGTAGCTCTTTTCAATCCTTGTGTACTTGCATTATTGAAAGCATTTAAAGAATACTGTCTACCATTCTCTGTTCTTAATAATTCAAGATAAGCAAAATGTGTATGTTCTGTAGCAGCTGTAGTACCAGTGGTACCTACAGTTTTAGTTCTATTATTTAAGAAGGTAGTATCATTAATAGTTAATGCTTGTAAGTCTTCTGTAGCTGTAGCACTACTAGGAGTTAAGTAATTTTTTATTAAAGTTGTTGTAGCTGATACTGTTGCTTCATAGTCCCATCTAGCACTTCCATCAGTTATATTAGCTCCTGTGCCTGTCGGCCCACCTGAACCTGCAGAAGTACCAGCTGTATCACATACATAAATATTAGCACCATTCTGTACTTTATTACCTACTGCATAAGCTGTACTAGCTACCCATGGTACTGCTCCATGATGAACTGTTTTCTCAACACCATCATTACAACTCCATATTCTAGTAGTACCATCACTAGCTATCTGTCCTATATAAGCTCCTTCTGTCTCATCTCTATAGTAATGGAACCAAGAACCATTAGATTGTACGTTAGGTAATGGTGCATCATGATTCGCTACCCCTTCAGCTGGTGAAATTCTTTTTGATCCAGGTCTTTTATATAGACCGTCTATTGGATCAGGTATAGCGTTTTCTATATTATCTAGTTGACCTGGAAACTTTTTTAAGTCTGGTTGTTCTGATATACCAGCAAAATAATTATCTATAGTTTGTGTTATTGCAGCCATTACCTTCCTAGAGACCTCCAAGGTTGATATCCATTATAAGTACTATCTTCAGGTAGACCAAACATAGTATGATTACCTTGATTACATTCATACTCCATTATAGAAGCTCTAGCTAATGATTCTTGTTGAGCTAATAGTTGAGCTAATTGAGGATTACCTACTAACTGTGTAGCAGCTCTAACTGCTGATTTATATATTATATATCTTTTAAATACTTCAGGTAGATCTTCATAACTAATTAGTCTAACTATATCTAAATCTATACCATCTGTTAGTTCATCCCAATCATCTGTATGATCATACTTATCATATAGATAACCGTTTCTCTTAACTACATCATAGTTTCTTTTAGACCAGCCATCAGTAACATCCATCTTTAAGATATCATTACCAATAGTTATCTTCTTTACACCATCTACATCTTCAGGTGTATATTTAACATGTCTTTCTGTGTTGAAATGCCAGCCTTCAGCCTGTAGATCAACGTTAGAATCTCTTAATAAATTATATATAAACCCTATCTCTGGATTAGTTTTATTAATACTTGTTACTGGAGATTGACCAATAGCTCCCAAGATAGCATTTACAGCGGAGAGTTCGGTCTCGTTATCAATTGTCGTGGAAGCCATAAA